AAAAAACTTTAATCCAACTGATATAGGCGGTTGGTTCGTTGACTTCAAACTCAAGAAATCCAACGATACTCAGCAAATCATTACGCAAATTATAGAAACACCGGTAGAAATATTTTAATTTTTTTCTGCCTCTAATACGCTCTCCTCACAGTTTCTACGCTTTTTTAAAAAAAGTTTAAAAAATAATTTTGATTTTTATTTTTATGTCCTTATGTTGATTGTAGTTAAACAAACAACAACGAAAGACTAAGAAAATGACTACTGAAACAACAAAACGACACATCCAAAAAACCATAATCGAAATACACAAACTGATTGACTGGAACAACGAACAAATTAGAATAATTACAGTCAACATTGAGGGGATGCCCTTCGGAGAAAACAGAATCGCAAACATCGCAATGAGATGTGAATTCGAAAGCGAAAACAAAGCTTACTTGAGATCGATTCAAGCGATGCGCAAGAACATTAAAATACTACAATGAAAAAAATACTAGCGTACACATCAACATTCCTCCTCCTCATGTTTCTCATGGCGGAGGGGGAAACCCTAAAACACACCGTCATTCAAGGTGTAATAATCATATCAACATTAACATATCTAGTCTATTATAACAATGCAAGAACCGTATGAAATACTGGAACAAGTGGAGGCCGGAAATCTAAAACCGGGCCTAGCTTATGTTACATTGAGATCCTTCAAGAGTGAGATCGAATACGCGATCAAAAAAATAGAAGATCAAGTTGTAACACAACTGTCTTATTTACATGACAATGAACCGTTAGTCATTAGCGGATTCAAACTCAGTCATGTTGAAGGCAGGAAGATTCCTCAATACAAGGAATCAGCACTATGGAAACACACCAACGATGAGAAGAAACGAGTTGAAGAACTAATCAAGCTTGCGAACAAACTCAGTGAAAGTGTTGTGGATTCAAGAACCGGAGAAGTGATTGACCCGGTTGAAGTAAAACTAGGAAACGGATACATAAAAATGGAGCGAACAAATGAAGATCTACAAAAAATTATATAACGTTACGAACAAGATAGGAAAGATGAAGAAGGATACAACGAATCCTTTCTACGGCAACAAATACTTCGACATCAATCAGTTGATTGAGTCCGTGCGACCGGCCTTGATTGAAGAAGATTTACTGTTGTTGCAACCCATCAGGGACAACAATGTTGGAACTGTAATCATTGACGTTGAAACAGGGGAGTCTGTTGAGTCATTCCTTCCTTTACCTGACATATCAGATCCTCAAAAAGTAGGGTCTGTGATAACTTACTTCCGCAGATACACCCTGCAATCATTGCTAGGAATTGAAGCTGAAGATGATGACGGAAACAGAACTGTGCCGGAAAACAAAAGACAGGAATACATGAACCGTCCCTGGTTGAACGAAGGAACACCGGAATGGGACAAGTGCGAAGAATACGTGAAAGGAGGAGGCAACCCGAAAGATCTTTATAGAAAATATCAAATATCAAACGCAAACATGGATTACTTTAAAAAACTAAAATCATGACACCAAAACAAGAACTAGAATCACTGCGCAAGTGGGTGGCTAAGCAAGACGTAAACACGGTATCCTTTGAAACAAGGATACCGGCACCTCGCATCAGAACCTTCATAGAAAAGAAGGCAGTTGACCCGTCTTATACAACCATTAGAAAATTACAATTATATCGTGATGGAACTCTTCAAAACAATCCTTGAGGGTGTAGGACTCTTAGCCCAGGTGCTAGGATTCCTTTCATTGTACGCAATCGCCATAGCATTGCTTGATTGGAGAAAAACAGAACGATACAAACAACATAACATGAGGCAAGAAAAATGAAAGACACGCAACCGAATAGAGTGCTAAAGCACATGAGATTGTACGGCAAGATTAGTTCCTGGGATGCTTTCCAGGAGTACGGTATAACGAGATTGTCCGCCATTATTTACAAGCTAAAAAAAGAAGGATTCACGATTGAGTCGGAAAACAAAGTTGGAAAGACTCGATTGGGTAACACTTGTAATTATTCTGAATACAAGATCGTAAACTGATGGGCTTGCTTAGATCAAAAAACTTAGGAAGCGCAAGAGATACTTGTGATATATGGTTTAGCAAGTACGTGAGGTTACGTGATGCGAATCATAACGGATTGTGCAAGTGTGTAACTTGTAACACCATCAAACCCTGGAATGAAATGGACTGCGGACACTTTCAGAGCCGGAGATATATGTCAACCCGGTATGAAGAGAAGAACGCACACGCACAATGTCAGAAGTGTAATAACTACAACTCAGGCGAACAATACAGACACGGGATTGAGATTGACTTTATGTACGGAGAAGGATCCGCACTTGAGTTAGAAAAACAATCACGCAACGTTAGAAAATACATCAAACAAGAACTGATGGAATTGGCTCAATATTACAAACAAGAAGCTGAAGCCATCGCTAAAGAAAAAGTGATACAAATATGAACAGAGTAACATTGTTGGGAAGATTAGGAGCAGATCCTGAGCTTGTCAAAACTAAAACAGGAATGTCGGTAACAAACATCAGTCTTGCTACCAACCGAACCTCAAAGGGACAGGAGGTAACTGATTGGCACAAAATAGTCTTGTTTGACAAGAAAGCCGAAGTTGCTGAAAAGTATCTTATCAAAGGGATGCAAGTAATCATTGAAGGATGTTTGACATACAACAAGTATGAAAGCGATGGGCAAGTCAAATATCAAACAACCATACTGGGAAATCATCTACACTTCGTTGGAGGCAAACCCGGTGAAGTGAAAGACGGACTCAAAGACAAGATCGATTTAAACAACATTGAGGACGGACTTCCTTTTTGAGAAGGATTTTTGTATAAATAAATTTATGTTTTCATAGATCTAATTAAACCCTAAATTATGGTTATGCTCCAACGCAGTACGGAGCGCATTTAGCATGACCTCTAAATGGAAGGAACCCCGTGATGTTACCGTACAACTCATGGTGGTTCCTTTTTTATTATGATTAATAATGGTTGGATAAAATTACACCGACAGTTTTTGAGTTGGGAGTGGTATTCAGAACCCAACTGTACAAGATTGTTTCTTCATTGCCTTCTAAAGGCCAACTACATTGACAAGCCTTATCGCGGTATAATTATAAAGCGTGGAACATTCGTCACAAGCTTTGAAGTTCTTTCGGCTGAAATCGGTCTTTCAATACAACAACTTAGGACCGCAAGCAAGAAGCTTGAAAGCACCGGAGAGATCAACAGACGATCAACGACCCAGGGAACCATTCTAAGTGTTTGTAATTACGATGTTTATCAAGAAGAAGAACCAAGCGTTTTAGTTGAAAGCAACGGACAATCAACGTTCGATCAACCAAAGACCAACGGACAATCAACGACTACTAAGAACTATAAGAAGTTAAAGAAAGAAAAGAATCAAAGAATAGAACCGCCAAAGTTGAGTGATGTAAAATTATACTTCAAGGAATCCGGGAAGATTTCAGAACAAGATCTTATAATTGAATCAGAGAACTTTCTAAACTTCTATTCAGATCTTAACTGGAAGAACAAAGCAGGTAAACATATAACCGAATGGAGGCGACAAGCCTCAAGTTGGGCAAACAATTATATTAAATTTAACAGGAAAAAAAATGACAAGTGGGGGGATCCTTTCTAATGATAGCAAGAACTAAAGCCGAAGCACAACAACACAAAGCCATAGGCACACGAGTTGAATATGAAAAAGAACTTCTGAATACGTTGTACAGATTCCATAGCGACATCGGTGCTAACAAGGAGTTACCAACTGAAAAAGAAGCGTTGAAATCTTATCTTATAAGACTACACGAAACATTGACTGTAAACAATCCTATCTTTGGGAATGATATTTTGTTTTCAGACATTTATCCGGAATGGCTGATGGCCGTTGTTTACGATAAAGCAACGAGATATGGAAACAACATTTCAGCTTTAGCAAGATGTTTCAACGACTGGTACAAGATGAACGCTGATAAATATCTTAACAAGCCGATGAACCCCGTTGTAAAACGTGAGGGCAAAGGAAGTGTTGAAAGATGGCCGGATCACGTTATCAAAAGTCAATATCAGACGATACTTATGTTGAATTCAAACAGTCCTGATTTCGGATTGCTTGAATCGAAAGGGGCAAAGTCTTATTTTAATAGCATCAAACAAGAATACATAAAGAGGTTCATGAATGAAAGCGCATAAAATAAATATAAACAAGATCAAATTATCACCCGAAAATCCAAGATTGATTAAGGATGATAAATTTAGAAAGCTTGTAAGTTCAATATCGGAGTTTCCTGTGATGATGGAGATACGTCCGATCGTGGTTGACGAAAACAACGTTGTCTTAGGGGGCAACATGAGATTGCAAGCCTGTAAAGAATTAGGATTGAAAGAAGTTTGGATCAAAAAAATTGAAGATCTAACTGAAGAACAAAAGAAGGAGTTTGTTATAAAAGACAACGCAAGCTTCGGTGAATGGGACTGGGACATACTTGCTAATGAATGGGACGTAGAAAACCTGGTTGATTGGGGCCTTGATATTCCAAAGTGGGACAACACCACAACGTTTGAAAGCGGTGTTGTTGACGATGGGCAATATGATTATCCTGATGATGTAGGAGAGATGTCGCACGTAAAGATGGTTCAGTTGTTTTTGAGTACAGACACGGAACCGGACTTCAGAAAATGGGAACTACATCTGAGAGAAGTTTTTCAAACAGAGAACTTGACTGATACAGTTTACAAAGTTATACAAAAATCATACATAGACAATCATGGCAGTTGAACATTATATAAAACCAAGAATGAATGACGAAGAGGCCGAAAAACTTGCCGGTGTACTTCTAGGTGAAAAAGACTACAATCACTTGTTTACGACAGACGTTGATGTGTACTGCGATGAAACAAAGGCTTGTATTGCTAAGTTTAGAAAAAAAGTCATTCCATCAAACATAGCTGAACAAGCTTATGAAAACTTGAAAGGAGCCTCAATTCAATCCAGGAACAGGGGAGGAAGTTCCGGAATAAAGGAGAACGGCAAAGTCACTCAAAGAAGATTCAGAAAAGACGGTGTCGAAAGCAATACAAGATTTAGCGGTATCGTGAATAGCGGTATCATAGGTTACTTCGATCGCAACGCAAGATTTCCTTATTGCAGACAGACTGCGTTCAACGAAAAACAGTTTTCAAAGTTTAAAAAAGCATATCCAATCATTAAGCTTGTTGACACCAAGTATTCTGAACTCATGCCGGAACATTACAAGCTACAAAGAGAAGTTGCTGATCAAACTTCAAGCGATTTCGTTATACCTGACACGGCCTTCACGACTGTAACTGTAAACAAGAACTGGCAAACCGCGGTACACACTGACAAGGGGGACTTTGAAAAAGGATTCGGCAACTTGGTTGCTTTGAGAAAAGGAAGGTACACAGGAGGTTATTTTGTAGTGCCCAAGTGGGGGGTTGCTTTCGATCTTCAGAACTGTGACTTGCTTCTTGTTGATGTCCATCAGTGGCACGGAAACACTCCTATAAAAAAGATCGATCAAGAAGCTAAGAGAATTAGCCTTGTGATGTATTACAGGAGAAAAATGACTGCTTGCGGAACTGCTGAAGAAGAAAAATTGAGAGCGAAAAACCGCCAACGCGGTGATTCATTAAGTTAGCATGTGCGGTGTAGCCGGTTACAGTTGCTCAGATCCCAGAACAGAACACCTTGAAATACTTGATGGAATAATTCATCAGAGCAAGATAAGGGGCCTTCATTCCTTCGGTTATTCAATCTGTAATGATGGATTGAAAACATACAAGCATCATGACATCCGGGAAGTTGATCTGAAGAAAGCCAAAAAAATTATTTATCATAACCGATACTCAACAAGTGGCGATTATCGAAATCACGACAACAATCAGCCGATAAACGTTGAAGGTGTTTCACTTGTTTTCAACGGAGTGTTGGACATGAGGACTAAGGAAGAAATGATGAACCATTATGAGATCCGCATGAACTCAGACAATGATGGGGAGATTCTTCTAAGATTGTGTCAATCAGATCCTAAAAAAATACAGAACTTTGTGAGTTCAACAACAGGATCTTTCGCAGGCTTGATCTTGAATGAGAGCAACGAAATGTACGCGATAAGAAACAAGAACAGGCCGTTGTGGAAACTCATTCACGACAACGCGACTTTTTACGCTTCAACAAGAGATATTTTTATGCGCGTGAACGCTTCTTTTGATCCGGTCCTGTTGGAGCCGAACAAGATATATTCAAGTTGAACTTCGTTGAATATCATATCGAATCTTCCTTGGCTAGAGATATAGATCCTAGCAACGATTGTTTGAGATACATTTCAGATAGATTCGAACTAAACATTGAGCAACGTTACTGGCTTGCTTTCTTATTCGCCACTTGTTACTCCGCAACCATGGTGTACTATGTTTACAACGAGTTTCCTGATTATGAAAACGTGAACGTTGATCGACTTCAGCGATGGTGGGATGATAACAGAGAAAAAACGTTGTTTCAAACTGACAGGCTAAGAATAAAAACTCAGAACAAGTTCGTTGAAACATTTATTAGCTACAAGCAACTCTTAGGAGATCGCACTCAGGAAGAACATTTCAGTTCATTGAGGCAACCCACAAGTCAAAACACTTATGATAACTGCTACAATCATTTCATGGATGTAAAGAACTTCGGAAGATTCACCATGTTCATTTACCTTGAGATGATAAACGTTCTAACCGGTTACAAGCTTGAGCCGACTTACCTTGACTTGAGGAACGCTGAAAGTTGTCGGAACGGACTTGTGTATCACCTGGGACATAATGAACTCGATACTCACGGGACCAAAAAAAGACTTTCAAAAAAACAGATTGAATATCTTCAGTTCAAGTTTGTTGAACTCAAGAATGAAATAAGCAAGATCGACATCGAACATAAGAACATCTGGAATATCGAAACCACTCTTTGCGCATATAAAAAATACAAGAAAGGTAAACGATATATTGGTTATTATATCGAAAGACAAAGAAAGGAGATTGAAAAAATGCAAACACTCGTGAGGGACGGAGTTGATTGGAGTCCGTTGTGGGAGTTTAGAACCGAAACATACAACAGAAAATGGCTAAAAGAATTATAGCGATCGGTGGAGAACCGGCAAGCGGTAAAACAACGATGATGAGAAAAATCATCAAGCACTTTCAACCGTTAAGACACTTCAAGTTTGGCCTGGTTAGAGGCTTGTATTCAGAAAAGAAAAAACTATATTTTATAGGAATCTATGACAACTCAACTTTCTCAGGCACAGACAAACTTAGCATGGCGGTTCAACCGGACTTTCTAAAGCTGATTGAGGAACTTCATGACGGTGTGATTGTGTTTGAGGGAGATAGATTGTTCAATCAAAGTTTATTCGATCAGAAAGCATGCGAAATTTACATTGTTGAAACGACCGAACAGATGCTTGAACAAAGACACAAGAAACGATCCGACAATCAGACAGACAAATTTAAGAAGGCAAAAAAGACAAAGATTCAAAACATAAGAAAGAACAACGAACACGCAACGCTCAAAAACATTACAGAAGCAGATCTTGATGAATGCGTTGAGTTCATAATAAAGAGGATCAATCATGGCTTACAACACTAAAGAACTTTACAACCAGGCCCTGGAGGAAATAAGAAAAAACAACTTGTTTTTCGTTGAAGATGTTTGCGCATATTTAGGAATATCTAAACCAACTTTCTACACTCATTTTCATTTAGAATCTGACGAATTTAACTATATAAAAGAACTGCTTCAGAAGAATCGAATCAAGATCAAAGTATCTATCAGGCAGAAGTTACACTCAAGCACATCACCGACCGGCTTGCTTGCGTTGTACAAGCTTCTTGCCACCGATGAAGAAAGAAAAGCATTGAGCATGCAACATCACGACCATACAAGCCAAGGCGAACAAATCAATCACGTAACATTCGAGTATGTCAGGCCACAAGATCAAAGTAAATGATTTATTCTTCTGGACACTACATTCAAACAAGCCATACATTGTCCATCAGGGGGGAACTTCTTCCGGCAAGACTTATTCGATACTTCAGTACCTTATAAACAAAGCTACTGAACAACAGGATCTCATTATCACCGTTGTAGGCCAGGACATTCCGAACCTCAAAGTGGGAGCATATCGAGATTCTCAAAACATCATATTCAACGATCCTTTTTTCACGCAACAACTCGTGGACCATAACAAGTCCAATCGTGAGTTTACCTTCAAGACAGGATCCAAGATTGAGTTCAAATCATACGCTGATGAGATTGATGCAAGATCCGGGAAAAGAACTCACTGTTTTTTCAATGAAGCGAATGGTATCGATTACGGTATATTCGAACAGATTAGCATGAGGACAAGTCAGCAAAGCATAATTGACTTCAATCCTTCCGCAAGTTTCTGGGCTCATGAAAAGCTTTACGGCCGGGACGATGTTGATTGGTTTGTATCTACCTTCAATGATAATGCTTTTATACAACCATCAATCAGGGAGAAGATACTTGCTTATGAGCCAACTCAGGAGAACTTGAAGAGAGGAACCGCCAATCAGTATCGTTGGCAAGTGTTCGGCCTGGGTGAAGTTGGACGGCTTGAGGGCTTGGTGTTCCCTAACTTTGAAACAACAAACGAATGGCCCAACGAATTCAAGTGGCGTGTTTGGGGTCTTGACTGGGGATATACAAACGATCCGACCGCACTTGTTGAGATAAGATACGCTCACGGTGCTTTGTATTGGAAACAACACATATATCGAAAGCAACTAACTAATCAGAGCATAGGAAGATTGATCAAGGAGATCGGAGTCAAGGAGAACATAGTTGCCGATAGTTCCGAACCTAAGAGCATAGCAGAACTAAGAAACACCGGTGCTTGGGTTACTCCTGCAAAAAAAGGAAAGGATTCAGTTATGTTCGGAATCCAGTTGTTGCAAGACTATCCGCTAAAGATTCATTCTCAAAGCAAAGATCTGATTGAAGAATTCAGTTCATACACATGGGCCAAAGATCGATCCGGATTGCCCACAAACAAGCCGATAGACGACAAGAATCACGGAATAGATGCCGGAAGATATGCAATCATGAGCAAGATGAAGAAGAAAGTGCTTGACGTTTCCATCGTTTAAAAAATAATTTAAAATAATTTTTGGAAGTGTTTATTATTCCCTTATGTTTAGAGTAAACTAAGAACAAAACAAACTAAGATGGAACAAACAAACAACATAGAAAACATTGACTTAGACGAACTAAGAATGCAAGAACTGCTTGAATGGCAAGCCAAGAACGATGAAATAAGACATTGCGAAGGCTGTAACTGGCAGTATCACGAAGACAACTGGGTTGAGGCCCGGCACGACTTCGGTTACGAATGCTCTGAGTGTGGAGCGGATTACAAACTATCAATATTAATCAAAACATTAGACTAAGATGAAAACACAAAAAGAAAGACTAAACCTATTAGCAGACCAACACAAGCTATTCGCGGAAAAAAGCGAAGCAAAACTAGCAAAAATGGACAGAGAAAAAACACCGGTTGCTTATGATGCTGAAAAAAGAGAATACAATCAGCACATAGGTTATGAGATCGGAATGAGAACCGCGATCGAGATCCTTGAGGAGGAAGATGGCGACATGCACAAACTTCAAAAAGAAGTCGAGATGTTGAATCAAGAGATTTGGGAGTTAGAGTTGTACATGGACTCTTATTCATACAACGTAAAGCAGAAGTCAGGAAGGCTTGACAGAGAATCTCATCAGTTTGCGAGCCGGACCGGTTACAGAATAACAAGCAAACATAAATCAAAAATAAATCTATTAGAGGACTAAGAAAATGAGTACAACAGAAACAAAATTAGATCAAGACACTTTTGCCTGGAAACGGGCTGAAATTCAAGCAAGGGGATACTTCCTAAGAAACCACGACAAGGACTTGTACAGAGTTGGCAAGGGCCTTTACTTTACCCGGAATCAATTTATGATTCTTCATGCTCCTGATTTGAAGGGTCCGAACAAGTGGTTGGCCGGACCGTTGAATGATGAAAAACATCTTCATTATCGGATCGCCTTGTTCAAACGAAAGCACAGAACAAAGAAGGATGCTAACGAATACGTAAAGGATCTAAGATACAACATGGCTTTAAAAAGTTACGTGGTAAAACAAACTCATTAGATTCCATTAACTTCGGTGAGGGGCTGAACACCCTTCATCGTTCTTAAAAATATTTTAAAATTATTTTTGGACTTTGTTATAAAAGTCTTAGATTATAATTGAACTCAAACACTAAGAAAAAAAATACTACAATGAAAACTACTGAAATATACAAAGTTAAGTACAAGACAACAGACAACAAGCCTTCATGCGAAGAACTCTATTCAACCCTTGATGGAGCGATCGCAACTATCGAATATGACTATGAAGGAATGGAAGTAAGGTTTGACTATCGCGATGCTTTAGTTTTTGTGGAGGACGAACATGACATGCCGTTATGGTCGTTAGGACACCGAAAGAATCACATGTATAGCGATCGCACGTATCATCCATACGTGATTGAGAAAGTCGAATTGTACCACGTAGATTAAACAACAACAACAACAAGGGGGCTTCGGCCCTCACAAAACTAAGAAAAATGACTAAAGAACTAGACGACAGAAGAACAGAACAAGAAAAAGAAGAACTAACATATTTTGTTTCAGCCGTTGACTCATACATGACTGAATGGGGAAATGACTGTGGACGATTAGAGAACGCAACAAGCTTTGCTTTTTGGTTCGTGAAGGACCACACCAAGGCCTTGACAATGAAAGACTGGGTGAACAGTAGAAACGAGATGAAGTGCGTAACCATCTTTCACGCAAGTGAGTTTGATGGGATCGTAAACGATCTTGAGAACAGAAAAACTAAAGGGTATCACGCAAGTGTATATACCGCTCACGACAATCATAGAGCATTCAACTAATAACTTTAACGGGGCTTCGGCCCCAAACACAGGAGGAATCATGGAAACAGTAAAATACTTCGACAGGATTGAAGAGATCTACGCGAAGAGATTACAAGCCATCTTTGCAGGAATGGACAGTCATCTTGATAGTCACATCGAACACGCTCAAAGAATGATGGACAAGGAACACACAGTACATCATTGGAAAGGAGTCAAGCAAGGACTGAGTGATGCTAAGAGAATATTAGAAAACACTTACAAGATCGTGAAGGAGGCTGAAAGTGAATAGGTCTTTACAGGAGGAGGAGGAGGTGCGAACTTGGCTTGAAACTCAGGATGTCAGAACGCTTGCTGAAAGTTTGAGAATCAATCCGCAGAGGTTGTATTACTTCAAAGATGGAAAAGCCAAGAACCCATCTTATCAGTTAATCAGGGAACTCATACTGATTAAGGAAAGAAGGAGCAAGCAATGAATTACACGATGGCCCTGGATGCGTTCAAGAGAAGTTTGGAGCATGTTGGGCCAGTTCCTTCCGAACAACACGCTCAGAAAATATTTAAGTTTTGTAGCATGTTGAGAATAAAGGCTGATGATTTGTTTATAAAAAGCAGGAAGCAAACTCACGTGCGTTATAGGTCGTTGTTTTTTTACTGGTGTGGTCTTTCTCACACGGATCTTGCAACGATGTTTGAGATGAATCATTCAAGCGTTATACACTCAAGGAGATCCCATGAGGACAGACTTGTTTGGGATGTAGAGTACAACAGATTGTTTAAACTCTTATATTCCTAACGTATTTTTTTTCTTAGTCAGGCCGTGAAGTGTGATAGCTTTACGGCTTTTTTTATATGTTTCATAAGGTGTAAAATATTGTTAAATTAGCGACAACCCAACTACACAACTATGAGATTATCTGATTTGGTTCCCTTTCGAACCACCAAAGCACCCGGTGATAGGATTGTAAATGAATTAAACAAACAACTATTCAGATACAACAAAGGGTTGCCGATTTCCCTTGACGATACTCAGAATGCATACATTGAGGATGGCTATGAGTTTAATCCGGATGTCTATTCAGTTATCAACGGTATAACTAAAGCAGCAAGCGCAGTTCCTCCGTGCGTACACATAATCAAGGATCAAAAAAAAGCGTTGAAGCACAAGCAACTCATGAACTCAATGAGAAGGAAGGCTTCACAATCACAGTTAGACAACATCTTAGAACTCAAGGAACAAGCGTTTGAGATGGTTGAAGATGACAGAGATCCGTTGTACAAACTCATAAACAATCCGAATCCGCTTCAAGGTTATCCGGAATGGTACGAGAACATGAAAGGATTTCAGTTGATTACGGGGAATGGTTACACCCATTTCGTTGAGTTGGGTGACGGAACTTTCGGTGAAATGTGGGTCATGCCTTCTCAGTTTACGAAGATTGTTGCTAATCCAACTTATGAGTCTTTGATTCAGGGTTATGTGATTGATATGTACGGGTCGGACGGACATCAACTTGAAGAGAAGTCCGTTATGCATTGGAAGTACTGGAACCCGGATTATGACTCAGTGGGATCCCATTTATACGGAATGAGTCCGTTGAAATCGGCAAGACGTTCGATCCGGTTAGGCAATGATGGCGATCAAGCGTTGAGCAAGGCCCTAAAAAATGGCGGAGCAAGTGGAGTTGTTTATCCGA